GGAAAACACTTGCTCATGTCGGAAAATTCCGGCACGGTCATCGGGCACACACCCGGCGAAGAGTCAGAAATGATCTCCCAACTCGCCGTTGGTTTTCCCGTTGATCGAAGAATCGCGAGCAGCAAAACCAGCTTGTGTCCCTTCCTGTACACGCCTGCCCATCCGGCTTTGACAACATCGCCGAATTCCCTCAAGTTACTAACACTCCTTGGCTTTGAAAACCCCGCTCAATGTTACACCCAAGCAACAGCCGAAGTCCTACTCCAGGACCACATCTTCGAGAACCCCGATTTCTCAGACGCGCTGTTGACCATGTCGTCTTCCCTGCTGTCTAGCGCTGATTTCAGTGCTTTTGACGCTTCGCAAAACGGCCTCGTCACGGGTGTGATTTTCCGAGAACTCTACAGCCAAATTTTTCAGATCAACGCAGCCAACCGCCAATCGATTATGGAAGAGCTCATGGCTGGAGCCCGTGTGGCCGTCGATGCTTATGACAGCATGGAAGGCTCCAAGCACGGGAGTTTTTGTCCCAGGATCCTGACCCCAGATGGTCGCTCCAATGGAAATCTGTCTGGAAACGGACGGACAACCTTCAAGAACAACATCGTTAATTCGATCGTTAGTTACAGAGCAATCCACCTGTTCCTGATTGATCTTCGTTTGAAGCTAATCAGCACTGCCAGGAAACAGGGCATTCGGGCTGTCTGCCCGCCGCTGGCCCTTTTCGACAGCGGCGAGACAAGCAAGAAACAGATTGACGACGCCTTAATCGGCTGCTGTCCACTTCTATTCCCGCACATGTTTCTCGTCTCCGGCGACGACAACGTGACGTGCTGTCCCATGACGTACGTTCACATCGCCGCTGAAGAGATTTCCATGAAAGCGGGCTTGGAATGTCCCCTGTTTCGAGACTCATCCAACCCGTACTGCCAAGAGATAAACTTTCTCGCGAAGAAGCATCACTTCGTTTACGAACCAGCATTAAACACTTTGGAGAAAGTGTGTTCGTACCCAATCGTACTCCGGGCTATGCGCAAGATGGTCACATCAGCACCACACCGCTATCCCGGGGATCACATTGGAGCCGCCTACCTTGGCGCAGCTCTCGGACGGTTTGTTCAGGCAAGCCAGCCTGGAGGTCCCGGCCCTGTTCCGGTCCTCTTTGAGCTCACCATGGCTATGGCCTCCTTAGGACTCTCACTCCTCACATGGTCTCAACCGAACAAACAATCAGCAGATTCCGCTGTTGAAGTTCGAGCCATCATGGCGAAGCTCGTCCATGACAACCCAGGCGCCGTATCGGTTTACGCTGATCGGGGTATTTCCGACGTTGACAGGTTGGGGTATCTCGGTCGGCTCATCGAAACGGTATCTGTCAACGCTGGGTGTGTCGCAGACGATTTCAACAACATCCCTCTCGTCGGTCAACGGTTTTACTACGTTGAAACCGGTGAAACAACGGCCAGGAACCTCCCAATTTCTTTCGGAGACGGATCGTCCATGGACTTTCTCGTCGATCACGACTTGATGATGGAGGGCTTTGACCAACAAAAATTGTTTCATTTCACCGAAAATGTGAGGGCTGCCACCTTCGCCGTTGCAGACGGCGTTGGATTCATTCCCCCAAACGTGATCTATCACCTCCTGGAAACTTGTCCGGAGTGCACGTCAGAAATGTCTGACCTGTTGGATCTCGCCAAAAAGAGTGACTTCGCCTTGTTCCATAGCGAACCGGTCATCCCTGGCCATCACGCCAAACGGCTCACAGTTGAGATCGTACGCCCCGACACCCCCTCTTCCACGCCATCTGCTCCGGCATCCACAATTTCCGACACAGATTCGACCGAAGTCGATCGCAAAATCGGTCGCAAGCAGAACAAGCGAGGAGAATGGGTCAACGAGGGCAAAGCCGAATACAAGAAGCGAATGAAAAAGCTTCACAGTATATCCCACAACAGATCGGAGCAGTACTACAACCACTCCATGGCACAAATGATCACCCCACAGGATTTATCCCGTGGGGCGGCGAGCCCCGACATGAGCAACGCAATGCTCTCGGAGGCTTCAACATCTAGTTCTTCTTCTAGCAACACTGTCAACAGCCCCCCGCGGCCTCGTCTCTAGAGACGACCGCCCCCCTCCCTTGCAAGCCCATCAACAGTATTTGGTCGTCACTGTTGATGAATAGGGTAGTACGAGATGATGTTTATCTCGTCCCCGGCATCGGCCAACTAAACAATTCCAGGTTTCCCAAAGGGCATTTCCCCCTCCATCCAGCTTCAAAACAGGGATGGGAAGTCTGGTGCTCGCACTGTCACAGAAAATACAACATATACATATATAGCTTGCGAGGCGCATATAATTACATCACTGCCAACCATTCCGTTGGTCACCCCCGATCAAGAGACGTTTCGCCGATGCCGACGCCGCTGCTTTCCAAGGCAGCGTTCGCCCGCAAACAACGCGCACGCGAACCAGGAGTCACCGCCGTCGAAATCAATCGTCGGTTCGCTCAATCCGTCGTGTCTCATCGAGGAACCCCTGCTGCCATCCGTGGCCGAGGAAATTACAACCAGGTTCTCAACTCCCGAGCCCGTCCCGCCGCTGTCCGCGGACGAGGCGATTTTCGCCAAGTCGCAAGAGAAATCATCCCCGCAGGCTCGTTCGCGCGCGCTGGCGGTGCAATTGGTGGAGCTCTTGGCGGCCCCGTCGGAAGAACCCTGGGCCGAATGGGCGGAGGCTTCGTATCTCACCTTGTTGGGTTCGGAGACTACACCGTTCGACAGAACTCGGTCATGCAAGGAAGCATGGGAGGTGTCAGTGGCAAGGATTCTTCTTTTGACCCCTCAGGCTCAGCGCGAATTCGCTTGCGTCGCCGCGAGTGCGTCGGAGTCATCACAGCCCCCGCTGATCCCGCTGCTTTCAATACCACCACTCTACGGATCCAGGCCACCAACTCCACGCTCATGCCGTGGGGAGGCGGCATAGCCCTCCTGTTCCAGGAATATCAACTCCACGGTGGAGTTTTCAGTTTTGAGTCAACTTTCTCGAACTACTCCGCCGCTGGTCCCCTTGGTACAGTGGTCATGTCAACTCAGTACAATGCAGCCGATCGTCCTTTCCACGACGTTGACGCAATGCTGAACTCAGCCTTCCGCACCTCTGGCAATCCATCGGAAAACCTCAACCATGGGCTGGAGTGTGACCCCGCACTCCAAGACGCCAAATTTCTCAAGTGTCGCAATCACTCGAACGACTGGTCTACACAGGCTCCAAACAACTACGACTTTGGTAATTTCACCATCGCAACAGTCGGGTTGCCTGCAGCTTGCGCCAATGCCCAGATCGGTCGCCTGTACTTCACTTACGAC